AGGATTTCGGCAACGAACTCATTGCGATCTACAACATCTGGTGGGTTATTGGACGAATCACAAACAACAAGGAAGTCAGTTACACCACGACGAACCTTAATGTCTGAGAGGAATCCGTTAACCAATCCACGGAATCTACTACGAGTAATCTCATCGTTAATCTCAAAGAGGAAGTATCTTGCAAGTTTCTCAATGCTTCTCTCCATGTGGAGGAAGAGTCTACGTACATTGATACGATCAAATGCACTTGGACGAGCTTGAAGTGTCTTCTGACCCCAAATAACGATTCCTTGACCTGTGAAGTTAACGATTGGGTTGATTCTATTGACATACATAACATCACGTTGTGGTTTATCTGGTGTTAATGCAACATCAGTTATACCATCAATGATACCACGGTTAAGACCAGCAGGAGCAAACCACTGAGCGGTGTTGAAATCAACACGAGCAATAGTAGCACCAACATAACCAGTTACAGGAACCCAACGTTCTACTTCATTAAATCTGTCAAAGATCTTGAAGTACTGACCATAAATTGCTGAGTAAGATGAATTAATCTTGAGGTCATTAGCAACATAATTCTTCATAGTAGTTACATATTGAGCAACTGGTCTATGGGTAGTTAAGTTTACCATCTTATCCTCTGGAACATTCAAGATTACGAAGCAATCCTTACGAATGTTCTTAGCGATATCATCTAATGCTTGCTTAAGAACAGTTGGGTAGTCTGCATCAAGGAATACATCAATATCAAGAGTTTCCTTGTTTGTGAACCACTCTCTGTACTGCCCTTCAATTTCTCCAGTAAGATCGCCAAGTGAAGTTGTTAATGCATCTGCGCCAGCAAGATTGATCTTGCCAGTTGAAACTGGTTCAATACCAGAAGCACCAACTGGATCATCACCAACGAAGAAGTAAATGTATGCACTATTACCATTTATAACATCTGGTGCAAACATCTTGTTTCCAAAATCATCTACCTTGTCTGGAGTATTTGAAACTAAGTATTGTTCAGCCAAGTTTCCTTTTGGATCATATACAAATACAGCGAATTCATCGCTATTTACATAAGTATTTGAATTGGTATCAAGAGTTGCTTGTGGTCCAAATTCAAATGATGTATATTCATCAAGAAGTGAGGTGTCAAGATACCAAACTTGTTTTCCATCAATAACTTCTGATGTTATAACATCATCTTTTACAAGAGAACAAGAGAGATAATCACCACCATCAACATAGTATGGGTCACTTGAGGTTGGAGCAGTTGAACCGTCCCAAACTGCATCAGCAGAAGTTGCTGGTGTACCAGTGTAGTACTTCTTAATAATTGCTTGCTTTTGCTGAGTTGTTACAGCTTGTGCATACTCTTCTTTGAGTTCAAGAAGTGACTTGTAATCAACTGAATTGATAACAACAACTTGGACACCTTCATAATAAGGACCAGCACCTACTGCATAGATATGGAAGAGTTCAGAACCACCACCTGTGTTGAATACTGGCACATTTCCATTTACGGCTTCAGTATCGCTTACATTGTCATATGTAAGAGGGAAGAATTCGGCAGCTTTAGGAGTTGGGTAAGAACTGATGAGTGGGGTTCCACAAGCAGTTAATGCACCAGAAGTACCGATTGTTACACCAGCACAAAGCTTTGTCTTATCTTCAGTTCTGACTACCCAAAGCTGATCAGAAGCTTTAAGGAAAGCGGAAGCGGTAAACCAGTGTTTGTAGTTTACATCGTCTGGTTCGCCAAATGTTTCAATAAACTGTTTCTCAGTATTGATTAAAATTGGTTTATTAATTGGTCCTTTTTCGGTAGCGATAACCATAGCACCGACACTTGAAGTGACGGTTGGGATTCTTACTGTGAAGTCTCTTTCGATTATTTCTACGCCTGGAGAGAGTTGTGCCATAATTTTTACTCCTTTTGTTCTCTAGAAGTATTTATAATGGCAGATTCCCTAATTATATTTTTTTATACTTTTGATATAATTATATCCCTATTTATAATTTTAATATTTTGATATCTCGTTCATAAAGTCATTTTCAGGTGATTTTGTGAAAAATGACTTCATAAATGTGTTTGCAATGTCTTCATCTTGTTGTTGAATTGGTGTTGTTTTATTGATATTTGTGAGTTGTTGTGAAGCATTTCCAATGATGTTATTCTTCTTTAAGTAGAATAAATGATCTTCCCAGTACTTTGATCTAAGGCAATAAGAAACCCAGTATGTTGAAGTAACTGTATCATCATAATAATTATTACCACTTCTTGCTTTAAACACTCCAGGTCTAACTTCTTCAAAATATCCTAATTCATTAACTTCACTTCCAGCATTTATTTTTAATAAACCATTTTCCAAATCGTCTTTCATATAAGTACATGCTAATGGTTTGGTTTTTACATTAGCATTTACTCCGAATTCTTGTTTATCATAATCAAAGTAATTGTATTCATATTCATGTTCATGATGTAAACCATCAGCAACCACCGCACCTATTTGATTATTTTCAACTATAACAACAGGATTGTACCATTGTTTAGTTAACCATACAAGTTTTAACATAAAATCAAATAAAGGAACATCATTCTTTCTATACATAGCAACTTGTTCATACTTGCCATTAATATGCCATTCTGTTACATCAAAAATGTTAGCAACCGAAAAGTCACTATTTGCACCTTTAGCAACATCTACTCCAATTATATAAATTCTATTTCTCTGTGGTCTTTTCCATATCTGATATCCTGGTTCTGGAGTTAGAATAGGTTCTACTCCTTGCATATCCATTAATATGTTACCCTCAATAAGAGTATGTGACGAACCAGTGAAGTTTAATTCATATTCTTGGGCAAATTTAATTTTACCATTGTCACCAAGACCAGATATCATATTCTTCTTCCACTCTTCATCTCTTCCAGGCACAGTGTTCCAATTAGCTTTATTAGGAACGAAACTGTTACCATCAAGATTCAAAGTAGCTTTTCTCCAAAGGTCATAATAAAGTCCAGCAGCACCATTTGGAGTGGAAACGATAATACACTTACCTTCCTTTGTACCAATTGTTGGAAGGGCGGCAGTCCAGAATTCATCTGCCACATTACTTGGCAAGTGAGCAAACTCATCACAATAGAGGAGATTAATAGACTTACCACGGATAGCATCTTTAGATGTAGCTGCTGCCATAATTGAACTTCCATTGTCAAACTTAATGGTAAGTTCGTTCCATTCAGACTGCCCTGGTTTTAACCAATCTGGCATTTCATAGTAAGCAGCTTTTAAGTCATCCATCAATTCTGTTGCAGCAGCTTGTTTGTTAGCAAGAACAGCCACATTGAAATCTTTAGTAAAGAAAGTTACCCATAAGATATAGATACATGAAATGGTTGACTTACCAACCTGACGAGCAGCACAAAGTATATTGTGATTATTCTTCAAGAAAGAATTAAGAATTTGTTTCTGGAAGTCGTAAAGTTTTACTAGTTGCTTACCTTTATTATTATGAGTAGATACTACATGATAATATTTTTCAGCAAAGTAAATAGGATCTTGAGCACATTTTATGTACTCTTGAAGCATCTCTGGGGTGTACTCTGTTTTTGTGCCTGGTTTCTTTGTACCAGCTTGATTGAAATTTATAGGCATAATTACTGTTTCTCAACATCAATAGTCTTTGTTTTATCTGATTGAGCTTTCTTCATCATCTCAAGTATTTCGGCGGGACTTCCAAAGAAGTTATTATTAGTAATTCTTGCTGGACTGCTTGGGTTGTTATTTGTAAAAGCAACTCTTTTAATTTCATTACTTTCTCTAGCAATTGCATTCTTTTCTTTTTTAACTTCAACTTCTTGAAGTTCCTTAGCAGCAGTTGTAACAGCATTTAAAGCCGCTGCAAGACACTCAACTGCTCTACCTTCAGCATGAGCTTCAACTTCTGTTTGAAGAGTTCTACTTGTTTGAAGACCGATTTCCATCACTTCTCGTAATGCCTTCTTTACATAATCTTCATCACCAGAGTTTCTTCTTGCCTCAATCTCTGTTTTCATTGCTTGAATCTTTTCAAGCTTCTCTTTAAATTTCTCTTCGTCTGCTGAAGGTTTCTCTTTTTCATCATTCAAGCTGCCTAATTCATCTTTAATATTTAAAACATCTTGAAGACTCTTATCAACTTCATTGTTACTCATAATTAGTTCTCCACACTCCATACTAACTTATATCCATCAACTGATGGAACATCTGAAAGTTGTACTACGAAATTTCCATTATTAATACTAACTATACCGACAATAGAAATATCGTCTTCTTCAGTTGTATTGTAAATCTCAACCAAAGGAATTGATGATGGGGTTATTCTAGCATCTACAATGGTTATTATGTTTGACCCTACTGGTATATCTACAACCAAGTCACCAATTACCTCTACTCTCCAAACAACCTTATAATTATCATTTGCTGGAACACCAGAAAGAGTTACTGTAAAGTTTCCATCATTAATATCTGTTACAGTTGCGGAAAGAATTGGACTACCATTAGGAGCTATAACATATGCACTTATAATTGAACTTGCCTTAATCTTACTATTTGTTATAGTAATAGTTTGATTTCCGCTAGTTGTATTAGAAACACCAAATAAGTCTTTTTCACCTATTTTTGGATCTCTTCTATTCATTGAATCAATAAGTTCTTGTGGTAAATGAAGAGGTTTCATTTCATTTGGTTGTGTAGGTAAACCACTTATTTCATCATAATACTGACTGATATAGAACTCGTCTTCTGCTTTAAAATCCTTAATAAAACTTCTTAAATTTTCCTCAAGATCAGCAAAACAAGCACCGCCAGATGGAGATGCTGAGAATATAACAAGTTGCTCACCAAATGCCTTATTGTTTGCTTGAGGTTGACCGATATTGATATACATTTTCTGAATAGGTCTAGCGATTGGGTTCTCTGGTTTGTAGAAGTTACATTCCATATTAAATGTAATAGTTGCTTGAAGAACTCTTCGATCTGGTTGATTTAACTCATAGACAAAATTAAGATTCTCAGATTCTTTGGTAACTTTACATTTTCTTTCGGACCCTACTCCCTTTTCATAGAGGGAAACATATGCCTCTGGATGGAAAAATGGAAGGATATTTTCTAAAAGTTGTGCTAAGTCATCCATATATTTAGCCCACAAAGTAACTTCAAAAGTTAACTTATAAGGAACAGTTTGGATATCAGTGTGGACATATTTCTCATCACACCCATCTTCGTCTTTATCATCATACTCAACATAGAGTCTTCTTTTATCTCTCTGACCCTTCATTCTTTCAGTATCAAGAGCAATTCCATTCCATACAATTGATATGGACGGTAGATAGTTTTCATAAACTATACCTTGCTGGTTAGGATTTTGATCCCAATTACCTTTCATTAAGGCAGATACTACCTTTTCTTTTGGAGCAAGATATACAGGAACTTGCTTAGTAGATGTTGCATTTCCTTCAGCATCATAAACATATACTTGCATATCGTTGAATATATCAGCGAATGCGGCTATATGATGCCAAATTACTTTATTATAATAAAAATTCTTCATTGAATCAAATCCTTTGATTTATTATAAGCATCTATAACAAATCTTTTAACATACTCTAAATCTTCTGGAGCAACTGTTTGTGTGGTGATTTTTCTACCATTAGATCTATATTTTCTAATAAATTGAATGAAAAATTGAGTGGTAGGATTTAATAAGTCACCATCGTAATTTGTTAATATTTTTACAAATTCTTCTGGATCTGTTATTTCTATAGATGGTTGCTTTTCATCTTTGTAAAACTCTGTTGAAAATAATTTAATTAAAAAGTTTTTAAAATCTTCTTCAGTTTCCCATTTTTCAATCTGCAAATCAAGTGGTTGACCATTTTTATCTGGAACATCAATAAAATATGGCATCTCATTTAATTGCTTGTCGCCTTCCATATTCTTTAAATTTGTGTAATAATTTGGGTCTTCCCATAAATGATCCTTAACTATTTCGTCTGCCGTTAAGTTACTATCAGTGTGTTCCTTTTCAACATCTAGACCCATATCCCACTGTTTCTTTAGATGCTCTTTATCAACTTTATGGTGTTTTGCAATATCTTCAAGTGTCTTATTATCTGCTAAACCACCTTTAAGTTTCTCTTCGTCTAACGGTGTATTAGCACAACTTGGATGACCACATGTTCCATTCCAATAATGATTATTCTCACAAAACACTGGTGCTCCAATGTGTCTAAAAGTACCTTTAGCAAATTCACCACAATGTGGGCAAGGTCCAGTTCCATAAGGATCTTTATGTTCTGGTTGATTTACACTAGGTAATGGTAGTTGTGCTGGGAATCCCAAAGATTCCGTAAAGAGACTTTTTATTTTATTTCTAATTTGTTTCTTCATTACCATTCTCCCCAATATGCTCTATCTCTTTGAATAATAATGCCACCAGAACGAAGTCCAGTAATTGGGTCTTTAGTGCCTTCAGTGATATCTCTAATTGCTTTATTATCAGCAAACTGTTCAAAGTCATTTGGTCCATCACCACCAGCCAAAGTTTTTGGTCTTGGTACTGTATACTTATCTTTAATTCTTCCAGAACCATCATCAACATAAGCATCTGCGGGGGCACCAGGGATGAGATTACCATTGTGATCAAGAACACCGTATTGTTCATGTGAGAACTCTCTGTTCTTACAAGTTAAGATGTAAACATTTTTTTGACCGAAAATATTACCCTCTAAACCCAATGTCATCCAATCAACATGGATAACCTCATATCCTAGATTGCTTACTTGTGGTAAATAGAAATTATCCCCTGGAAGCGGATCTCTTGATACTAATTTTCTAAAAGTTGGAAGATGTAAATAAATCTGAAATTCAACTTGAGTTATTTCACCAAATCCATTATAAACTAAATTTTCTTCAAATGCTCCATCTTTTACAATACAAGTTAATTGTCTTTTGTATATGTATCTTTTATTAACATCTTCACCAAAAATTCTATCTCTATTATGATTAACATCCACTGGAAAAAAATCAATAGGAATACCAGCAATAGCAAAATACTCTGCCATTGCATTATCATACATCTGAACTTCATTATACTGATTCCAAGGACCAGTAAATTGCTTGAAGTATTTCTTTTTTGAAAGTGGGTTGTTAAATCCTACCATTTAATTATCCTACAAAGAATGGTCCTGGTGGTTCGCCGTATTTGTTATCATCAATTTCCTTTTCAAGTTTCTCTATTTCTTCTTTACCTTCGGAATAATAGAATTCACCGTTTATAGTAGCACCACCAGGAAATTGAATACCTTCGTATTTCTTGGTATTCATACCAATTACTTTCTTACAAAGAGCTAATGCATATCTTCTAATCCAAATTTGATCATAAAGGTGTTCATCAGCAACACGACACCAAACTGGAATAACTACCATACCAGCACAAGATGGTCTTGGAGAAAGTCTAACTTTCCTCTCTGCTTCAAGGAACTGAACTGCCATTTTAATTGTATATCTTTGTTTTAACATTTCCATATACTGCAAACCAAGTTCATATGTGATTAAATCTACACCACCACCTTGAGGTCTAAATCCACCACGAGAACCATAAGCATTAAAGCCAGAGAAATCTGACCAAACGGTACCTGGGAAAAATAATCCAGCAGCCATTGCATTACTGGATATACCAGCTAAAGTTGGAGAATTAAAGGTTTCAGCGGAAGCAAATGCAAAGTTTAACATTGGATCATTTGAAGCATATCCACCACCAGCAGTTACCCAATTACCTTGGATAGTTGGTGCTAAATTACCATTATCAAGAGGTTTTGCAACAGCAACAACATTTCTTGGGAGTTGATATTCTCCTTTATAGAGAATTTGAGCAACTCCGTGTTCACTACCAGTTACCATTTCAGTAGTTGTCATCATACCGCCAATTTCTTGAAATCTTTGTGCTTGTATGATAGCTAAATATTGCTCTTCATTACCATGAGCACCAGCATGTTCAGTAAAGTATTCGATTGCTTCATCAATGCAATCATCCATCTGAGTTGCATCTAAAATAACATCTACAACTGGTTCACCTAATTGGCGACGAATCCAATGTGCTAAATCTGCTTTTGTTCTGACTTTCATTAGAGTTCCTTAATTATTTTCTTTAAAAACTTTAAAAGTTCCCATTTATCACTTGATATATGTTTGTACTCAATTCCAGCATCATCAAGGAACTTAACAATCTCTTCTTTTCTTAAGGCAAACCATTGTTTATTATCAAAAGATTTTAACTTTTCGATTATATCCTTAGCGAAACCATCGGATCTTTGTGATTCAACTTTTGGTTTATCTTCTATAATTACTTCTTGTACTTTTTCTATAACTGGTTTTGGGGGTTCTATCTGTCTTTCAATGTTTTCAAAAGATACTTCAATGACATTAGGATTCATTATTTGTTCTACAATAGGTTTAGGTCTAGTGATAGCAACATTTGTTGCTGCTGGTTCAAAATTATCTCTATGATTATAAAACCCCACAAAAGCGAAACCAGGCACACCCAACATTTGAGAGTTATCTGCAACTATAGTCTGCCCACCTCTGACAATAACAAGTTTCCCACTAAGATTTAATCTTATTGGATCGGGGCGAATTCTTTTATAAACACATAATGCCATAAAATTCTCTTTCTTTATTTATAATTTTATAATTCGGCTCTCTCTCTTCTTAATTCCTTAAGTTTCGTTTTATACATTTCAAATTCCTTCTCAAGTTCATTAATCATATCAGTGGTTGCTTCATATTGGGAAGTATTGATTTCTCCAGTTTTCACAAAAGTTATTTGTCTTTCTTTAGCTAAACGAAGACCTTCTTCGGTTTCAAAAAGCAATTCTTCCATATTTTTAATAGAAGCATTTAAAAATTCTATTTTATTGTTTGGGTTTACTTCATCAAAATCTACCATAATTATCCTTTCGTTTCTGGGAGTATTGGTTTCCCTATTTTTCTCTTACTCATTTCTGCTACTGTATATGCATAACATTTTGTGATTATATTGTCTGGTATTAATTCCCAAAAGTCTGGTTTATCAATAAGACCCATCACTACATTAAAAAGTTCTTGAAATTCTTCATCTGTTGATGCATCTGCTAACTTTTTTCTAGTTTCAATCTTTTCTTTAACTTCTTTTTTTAGTTCATCATTAGTTTTTAGTTGACCTCTATGAACTACTAGTGCTGGTTCTGGTGTAAAATTAGCATTTGGTATGCTTTTTCTAGTTTCTTTTTCGGAATGAATATTAAACTTAGGATCTTGAAGAATTTTTTCTATTTTAGTCATAAAACCTCCAAGTAGTATTATAGCATAAAAATGAAATAATAAACGAAAAACCCCCCGCCAGAGGCGAGGGGTTCTTCTTTCAGCTTACATCTAATCAGAGATTAGAATGGGCTTGTGCCGTCAGTTACGGTGCGGAAACCAGAAGCAGCTGGAACGCTTGGGGCGAGGCTACTGTTGCTGAGTCTCTTGATGTGAATGTAACGGTAGTAGTTCTCAGAACCGAAGAGGTTGTTGCAAATACCATAACGGGTCATTACACCAATTCTTGGGTTGAAGGAATCTTGACCAACGGCATTGACGAACATCAATGGAACGTATGGGCAGTAGATTAAACCAGCGTCGTTATCACGTGGTCCCTTGTAACCAACTACAGCATAGTCAACACGGGCGAACATGTCACGGTAGACAGTGAAACGACCGATCTGACCAACTTTAGCAACACCACTGACTTCGGTTGTCATGCTAGTTGCAACACTTGAAGGAGCGAAGGCTTCGAGAGCTTCAAGAGCAGCAACAACTGCTGGGGAAGCGAGTATGAAGTTACCAGCGCCACGACGGGTAGCAACAGCGATTTCATTTGAAGCCTTGAGAAGAACGGTGTACAATGTACGGAACTTCTCTTGCTCCCAACGTCCATCAGCAGTACCATTAGCAGAACCAACAGTACCATAGTCCCAAGTAAGAACGCCACCGAGCTTGGAAAGTTCGATGATGTTGTTCTTGACTTCTGCATCAATTTCAGCAGCAATCTCGTAGGCGAGAAGGTCTGAGAGTTCTTGAGCAACGTCAACTTGGTGCATGTTCTGCAAGTCTTGTTGAGCCTCATGGGTCCAACGAGCAGCGAGCTTACGGGTCTTAGCAACAATTTCTTGTGCTTCAACGGAAAGACCCATGTAACGGATTGAACCTGGGTTGTTGTCATTGCAAATGTATGACTCACCGAGTTTCTCACCAACATGTACATCATAACCAGCACGTGGGTCAAGTGCATAATCGCCACCTTTGACGTTTCCGTGGTCAACACGGGTCTGCCAATCAGCTACAGCGGCCATGTCTGCTGAAGTTGGAAGACTTGAAGCAGCAGAAGGTGAAGAACCTGAGAAGAGGCTGTGTACAGTGTTGTAACCAGCTTCATCACCAGCAGTTGCACCACCAGCGGTGGTCTGGTAACGATAACGGAGAGCATAAGCAAGACCAACAGGGGTGAACATTGGCTGAACACCAACAAGGTCATTACTTACGAGCTCTGGGAATACACGAGCAACGAGAGGCATTGCGATTGCCTTGAAGCGTGCGATACCAGCGGTTCCATCGCAAGAAGCAGGAGCTTCGAGAGTTCCAGCGCCACCTGCACCTGAAACAGTTGCACCACCATAAGCCTCAGTGAGTTTTCCACTGAAGTAGCGGTGTTCCTGCTCAAGCATAGCAGCGGTGTGTGCAGCTTTCTTGTCGCTGCGAATGTGGGCCACCATTGGCTTCCACTTTGTTAAGAGTTTTTCGGCTAAAGCGTGATTCATATAATCTCCTTTGTTTGATTAGTTTTTTTATACGCTAGGATAAATGGTATTTATAATAGAAACCTTATCCTTTTAGATCTCTATTAAGATTGCTGACCCAAGATCTCATGTCTGGATCAACATGTTGTTCAACAATTCCTGCTGATTCTTGCAATTTCTGCATCTGCTTCTTTGCATTCTCAGTCAAGACTGATTGGGGAGCTGGTTTTCTCACGGACTCTTCAATAACTACGTCTTTGATCTTCTTGAAGGCATCTTCAAGTTCACTAGTTTCGTATTTCTCTAATAATACCTTTGCTCTCTCTCTTTGCTTGGCAGTAAGACCTTCGAGAAGATTGTTAATCTTATTTGCCTTTTCAAGTTCTTTAACCCTAGCGGCTAATCTCACATTGTCCTTAATCTTAGCATTTAAGCTTTCGGTTAATTGCTCAGTCTCTACCTTTGCCTCTTTGATTGCAGCATGACCTGTTGAATCAAATTGGATATAAGACTTACCGAAGGTCTTTATCATTCCCTCGACAAGTGGCTTATAGGCGGCGACTTGGACGGCAGCTTCCATAATATGTGCAGGGATAGACTCTTGGAACTTAGCATCCATAAATTCGGATACTCCCCCAACAATCTTTTCCTTGAACGCATCAACCTCTCTTGCAAGAGCTGCTTCTTGCATAATCTTATGTTCTTTAAGTTCCTCAATAGTAACTTGCTCAATATGCTTTTGATATTCTTTGCAAGTTTCTAAAGCGACTTTTTCAACTTCTTCTTTAAGAGCAACTGCTTCTTCAGCAGCGATCTGTTGAGTTAATTCAACATATTCTTTTATACTCTCAAATACAATATTTTCTTTTTCTTCTGATAACTTTCTCTGTTCATCAGCGAAAGCAGTAGCAACTTCCTCTAAAGCTGCTTCTTTTTCAGCGAGGACTTTATTCTGTTCTGCAAGCCACTCCTTAAGTTTTGCTTCCTTCTCTTGGAGTTGCTTAGTTGCTTGAGCAACTTTAGCCTCAACCATCTGATCAATTAAAGAAGAGACTTCTTTTTGTACTTCTTCAGAAAGAAGCTGCTTATCAAATCCCTCAAAAAGTTTAGCGAGAACTTTATCTTTCATAATTTATCCTCTTTTGTTAATGTTATTTATAATGGTTGCCTCTAATTTTTTAAATATTATTAAAAAACTTTCTAACAGATCCGAGGATATATTCATCGACATCTTTCTTTGGTAAGGAACTTAAGGAATTTTCAAGCTTATCATAAGCTCTAGAAATTCTATTTGTATTTACAGCAACATAGTTACCGCCTTGTAAAATATATTCTTTACCTTCTAAAATACCTTCAACATACCCCTCTGGTGCAGAAGGATCGGCAACTATGTCCTCTGCAATAAGTTCAAATTGTGTAACGATATTTTCGCCACTTGGTCCCTTTGAAAGTTCACCCAAACCTCTTGAAGAAACTCCAAGTTGACCTCCGCTCTTAATTATGGAAGATGCTATTCTTCCATATTCTGTATCAATGAGTTTAGCCTTACCCAATACATCGTTTCCATTCCATGTTAATTCAGTAACCATATGTGAAACACGATGTAAGTTAATTTCAACACCTTCTGGATGTCCCAATTCACCGTATGAACGAAGTTTATCACCAGCCATTCTATCTTGCATATATTTGTTGACAGCTTGTTCCATAACAAATTTGTCATAAATTCTACCATTACGATTTTTAACAAGACACTGAATAAATATACCGCTTATATACATATCCTTTGTTCCAAGTTCCTTGTTTTCAACCAAGGTAATATCTTGGATGGCATTAAAATTAGGAGCGGCGGCTTCGGTGATAAATTTAAACATATAGAAAATTCCTCTATATTATTTATAATTATAAATCGTTTGCCAATTTTCTTGCTTCTTTAGAAAGTACTTCTTGACAGTATCTTTCTGCTCTATCTGAAATGTTTGATTCTAATCTAGATGCTACCATTTTCTTAAATGCATCTTGTGCATTGATGTAGTCATCGCTTGCAATAGCATTTAAAAAATTATTAGCTTCTGATTTATATTGTTCTCTTGTTTCCATGATATTCTTTGCCTCCTCTATATCAACTTCATTAATAAGTTTCTGGAAGTCTTTCATTACATTCGTCCAGAAAAGCGAATCTCTTAACTCATTTGTTAAGTTATTCTTTTTAACAGCAAGTTCCCAGAATTTTTCCAATTGACCCATTGGAAGACCTGTTTTAATTGCCATTGTTTTTAATAATACTGTGCTGCTCTCATTAAGTTGCTCAAGCATAGTATCGTCTATACCTTGTTTCTTTAACCAAGCAGATGCATCATCTTCTCCTGGTTCTGTTTCTTTCTTTTTTGGTGTCTTTGTTGCTTTTTTAGTAGCCAACCACTCATCCCTATCTGATGCAGATTTCTTCGGAACCTCTGGTTCTGGTGGAGTAATCAATGATTGTTTATAACTTGAAAGTTCCTTTTCTACTTTTGCTAATCTATCAATAACTTTAGCAAGATTTTGTTTCATGTCTTGTACTTTAACTTTTAATGGACCAACAATAACTTGACCCTTATTTGTTTTTAAAATATTTTCTATATCTCTTTCAAGATTTGCTTTTTGACTTCTTAAGGTTGATATTTCTTTTTCATAATCACCCATGAGGTCATCATTTTCTTCAGCATTATCCGCTTTTGGTTGTGTTTGAATATTTGTGGTTGGTGATTCAATGTCATTTGGTAACTTATCAATAAATGGTTGCAATTGACTTAATAAAGACTTATATTTTTCTTTATGTTCTGGACTTATTGGTGACTGAGACACATAACCAAAAATTTCTTTTACTCTATTTTGAAGTTTCTGTTTAGTTTCATAATTCTGTGCATAATTTTTAATAGACTTATCGGTTTCTGGTCTTGAAAGAATACCAGCAATAATGTCTTCTATATTTGAAGGATCTTGACGCATTCTCTGATAGTCATTAATTGTTTTTAATGCTAACTCAATCTTTTTCTTCTCACCATCAGCACTACCAGCGGTTGCTGGAGTTGTTTGAGGTACTTTAGCTGCTTTTCTTTTTTCAGCAGCGGCTTTAATCATAGCTAATCTTTCTTGTGGGGTCATTTTTTATTCCTTTATTCTAAAACCGAATCTGCGCCAGAGTCTCCTCCACCGCCACCTTGTCCACCCTCACTATCCTCATCATCTGATAAGAGTTTCTTGGCTTGTTTTTCAGCAATACGCTTCTCAACATGCTTTGCCCACTTATCATCATCCATCTCAAGGTAATCTTTAACGATTAATTCCGTTGAGAAGATTGGGTCTTCTGAATCAATTAAATCAGCAAACTTGCTGAAGTTCTCAAACTTAAGTTCAAGTATCTTTGCCTCAAAGAACTTGTCAAACAAGTTGTTACTGAACATTGCTAAAGCAATATCCTTTTCTTCTAATCCAAATTCATCCCAAATTCCCTTGAGTTTTAAATGTGTTATAAAGGTCTGCTTATAAACCTTTACGAATCTCTTTGAGAATCTCTTAACTTCCTTAACAAACTTAACTTCTTCACGAGTTATATCTTGAGTATCGCCAATTGAGAATTTATTATCTTCACCAAAGCGACTCTTAGGAATCTTTAAACCTCTATAGAGTTTATTTAGGAAGTATTCAACGTCAGCAATTTCACCAAGTCCTTGACCACCTGGGAGAGTTTCTACCTTTGAACTTCTTCCTCCTTGGAATACAGGAAACCAGAAGTCTTCTGTCATTGCCATAGCATCAAGACCTTCTGATATATCTCCAGTTTTTGGATCAAAATACTTACGTTGACGATATTTTGTCATCATCTCTTGAACGAAATGTTCTGCTTTACCTTTTGGTAAGTTACCAACATCAATTTGGAATATTCTTCTCTCTGGAGCACGAACAAGACGATAGATAACAAGAGCATCTTCCATTAACTTTAAACGACGATATGTTGTCTTTGCTTGTTCAAGGAAACTTAAAATTAACTTGTCTTGTTCTGTTGAATCAAAATTTGCAATACCACAGTTAGCATATGAAATGGCATTTTTAGGTAAACTTAAAACTTCTTTATCACTTCTATAAGCAAAGAAAGAAATATCTTCCGTTTCAAGGTCATCCCATATTGGTTGGAGTCTGGTTGTCATTAACTTCTTAACACCAGTTATACCCTTTTCTGGTTTGTCATTATCAAAGCAATTCTCAATACCAATTTCACCATCAATCATAAAGTCTCTAAACCATAGATCAACAGTTTCATCTGCTTTTATAACTTCATACATCAAATGCTCAAACTCAGCTTTAATAGTTTTCCTAGCATGCTCATTTTCGTTTATAGCATCGTTGGTTATTTGAAGATCGCAAAACTTTACACCAGTTTTATCAAAGTTAATTGCTTCATCAACATATTCATCAATTGCGAAAGCAATTTCTGGGAACTTAGCCATTTCACGATATATTTCTAATCTTTGTTGCTTTGTTGCTTCGCTTTGATAAATGTATTTTGAGTAAACATTCATCATTCCACTAAAGTCACCAACACCAGCAATATCTTCAAGATCAGAAATACCTATCTTTTCTGTCTTGCCTTTTTTTTCTTGTTCTTTACCTTCAAGAGCACTATAAATGCCTTGACGAACCTTAAATAATCTTTCTTTTTCAGCAGGAGAAAGAGCATCTTCTCTTTTTCTCTTTCCGAAGTTTTTACCAAAATTAAAGTAGTCTCTTAAAGCCATATATTATTTCCTCATTTAAATTATACATTAAATTTTCTATCATCCGTAGATTTCATTCTTTCCAATATCTCGTTAACACTTGTTATTTTTTTTAAATTTCTTATTTTAGAGATATCATATTTTTCATAGAAAGATTTAAAGTGTTTTAATTTCATATTTCTATCTGAAAGAAACTCCTTTTCAAATCTGGTGAAACTAGAAAGAGTTGGATTTCTGAAATTATCTTTTAAGAACATAGCATCCTCGTCTATATTCATATCATTATTTAAAAAATAATCAAAAGCCATATCATCATCAGATTTAAATGATCTCATGATATAGTTTTTAATAAAATTTAATCCTTCGGCTAAAGTTATTTCTTTACCCTCATACATTATTTTTCTGCAATAATATTTTAACTCTATTCCAGAAATTGTTTTACACGATGTACTAGGTGCATCAGCATATAAGAATAACAATAAATGAGTTCTTATATTTTTCTTATCTTTATTTGTATTTAGTTTTAAAGCAGATATATCATTCTTAATATCTGATTTTCCACCAAATGTTTCAAATGCTATGATTTCTCCCATAGAAATTTCTTGCTTGGGGGAAGAATTAATTAAACCAATAGTCTTCTTATCAACATTTTTCAATGCTGCAATGATTTTTAAATATTTCTTTTCCTTCTTAAAGTCCACGACAGGAGAATCTGCCGAAGGAAAAATAGAAGATGGATTGGTATTAATCATAACCTCTATTTATAAATATCTGAAAATTATGAGTTCAAACCTTAGATTTAAAGTTAACAAAAATAGTGATTTTCACCAAGGCTTCTTCATGCCACAAAATAGGCAAAAATATAAAGGTGTTAGACTACCTTTTTTTAGAAGTGATTGGGAAAGACGAATGATGGAGTTTCTTGACAAGAACCCAAATGTTATTGAATGGATTAGTGAAAAACCAGAGGTTGAATACATTAATCCTTTAACTGGAACAAAATGGCATTATCACCCAGACTTTGTTGTTAAATTAAAAGATGGTTCAAAAACACGAATTGAAATGATAGAACTCAAACCAAAACATGAAACAGAACCACCAGTTCCTTCTCCTAAAAAGAGAAAGAAAACTTTAATGGAACAACAAGAAAGATGGGTTCTTAATAGTGCTAAATGGGAAGCTGCTCGTGCTTATTGTAAAGCACACAATTGGAACTTTAAAGTCCTATATATGGAAAATAAAGTATTTAAAGAAGCTACACAAGTTGGGCTTCACTTGGTATAAGTTTACTTAAATTCCTTCTAATTGTAGAAATATTATCAAATAAGTCTCTTAAACTCTTGTCTCTTAAGTAACTTGTTAAGTTTTTAGTTGTTGCTAATTGATAATCATCTATAAGATTCTCAAGACTCATAATTAATTCTTGTGGTGTATTTTCAAGATCAATTAATTCCTTATTTCTCTCGTAGTTTCTCCTGAGTTCAGTTGGTTTACCATCAGCATCAGTTTCTTCAAGTAACTTATAAATTTCACCAGTGTCTATAAGTTCTTCTGCTGTTGCTGGACCAATTCTTGCTCTTATAGGAGCGATATTATCTGATTTATCTCCAGTTAAAATCTTAGCTTCCAAGAATCTCTTTGGACTTTCGCAGATTTTCTTTTTACCAGTTTTAGAGTCATATATTTCAACATTTTTGTATTTTAATAATTGAAGATAATCTCCATCGTTGGTGATGATGATATTTGTATCTACTGAATATCTCCTAACAAGATGAGCAACAATATCATCTGCTTCTAAACCATCATGTCTTAATGCATAAACGGGGAAATTATCTTTGAGTTCGTCATAAAACCCCTTTAAAAAGTCATAAAACTCTTCCCAATTTACATCTTGTTTCTCACGAAGTTCCTTACGGTGATCTTTATAGAAATCATATTTCTTTTTTCTCCAATTTTTACCTTGACAATCAAAACAAACAAAAACTTTATTTGGGTTAAACCTATCTATGGACATTAAAACATTTCTTAAAAGAGCACTTCTAAGCACATTAATTCCGAGCATTTTGATATCATCTTTAGCACCAAAGAGACACCTATAAGCTAGTGGACTGATATCAAACATAAGATTCTTCATATAATAAATCCTTTGGTTTATTATAACACCAAAAAAATAGGGTCAACCCCCATAAGAGGTTGACCCTAAAAGAGCAACACAATACTTACTTATTTAAACCTTTGTTACCTTTGTTTAATTCTGAGTCGAGTGGAAGACCAAGGGCACCACGGACCTTGCTGCGGAACTCACCGAGGAACTCTTTTGGAGCATCGGTTGAACCTTCTTTACGGTCAACTGGTTTTGCACCTTCAACGGCTTCTTTCTTGCCGATATTCTTATCACCTTCGCCAACTTCCTTAACGCCAGCTTTTGCACCAGCTTCACGGTCAACTGACTTAACATTGCCCATGTCGCCGTTCTTTGGTTCAAATGCTTTTGGGGCATCCTTAACACCATCGCCACGATCAACTGGTTTTACATCACCACCGAGGGCTGGTTTACTTGTTCCACCATCCTCATCTGGTCCAACAGCCTTGCTACTGCCTGCTGCGCCTTTCATTTCTGACTCTTGTAACTTTTTCTTTTCAGCTACTAAATCTGCGAGTGTTTTTGCCATAGGTTTCTCCTTATTTGATTCCCTTATTTCCTTGATTTAATTCGGAGTCAAGGGGAAGTCCCAAGGCTCCACGAAGTCTGTTCTTGTATTCACCAATTGTCTCAAACTTCTTTGGTGCATTCTTTGAACCAGCTTCGCCTTTATCATTTGCTGCTTTACCAACAGTTTCTTTATTACCTTCAAACTTATCAGGAGCTTTGGCAGCACCAGCATCTCTCTTGTTATCTGCTGGAGTATCAATTTTCTTGTCTTCTGCCTTAAACTCTTTAGGAGCATCTTGTGCGCCTGGTTCATTTTTTGCTTCTGGCTTCTTAGTGCCATATTCAGCCTCTTGGATCTTCTCGTAGGCTTCCATTAATTGTCTGTCGCTAATCATAATTTAGATCTCCAGTTTATAAATTATATTTATAACGAATCGGGTTCAATTTTTACATCTGTATTGGTCAAAAGTTCTAATTCCTTCTTTTTTCTATTTTCATCGCGGGTCTTTTCCCAATCAGAAGGGAAATAGAAGGTAATAAATTTTTTAACGAATTGTTCAAAATCAAGGATTAAAGTTCCTTTGTAAACAAAGTAATTGTTTGGATAAACTACTTCTTTATCTTTTAAAACAGCATAGAATCTATCAAAATCAACAACAGCAAAGTTCTTTCTTTTTGATGTCATGTTAAAAATAATCAACCAATCCTTTTTAGCGGTTTTAGCTTCATCTTTTGCTTGTCTTACCCAATCATCAAGATCCTTATCACCTATAGAAAGTAAATTGTGAATCTTTGGTGAGTCATTGTAATTCTTGCACTCAATAATGAATGGAAACCATTCTGGAGTAATGATATCGCCAGTTAATTGACTTTGAGCATTTTCGTTTACGAAATAGTTTCTGAATTTATTACGACCGCCAACAAATCCTCCACTCATAGGAACTCTACGAAATTCATCGTCAAAAGCAGATCCTAATATTTTACAAACTTGAAGTTCCCAACGATTACCCTTTTTCTTGCTATTGATTCTCTTTTTATTTTTCTCATTATCAAATGGTGACTCTGGAACATCATCTAAATCAATATCATCGTTCATAAAAATATTTCCTTAAAATGTCTAAATGTTATTTAAACATTGTTAAATGTAATTATACCAAACCTTTAAAAACTTATAAGTCTTTAAGTTCGTTAAGTTTATTTTCCATATCTTTCCAAGCTTTGCTCATTTGAGAAGCTTGTGCAAAATCACCATCTTGTGTATAGTCGGTTTGTGGAACCTCTGTTGTATCTTCTGGTGGATATGCTGTTGCTGCTGGATCAAACCTTGCAGAGAAAGTGTCTGTCTGGTATCCATAAGATGCATCAATATCAGATGGGTTGCCATCAGAAAGTATAGCATCACTTAAAATTGTGGA